AGGACATGACCGAGACCACGATCACCCGCAAATACAGCCCCTCCGGACTCGCCGCCGTCCGAAGCAAGGTCGCCGACCTCCTCCGCTCCGCGAACAAGAAGGGCTGGAACGTCGACGTCACGATCGACGCGACCGAGCCGTACCTCCGCAAGATCGCCGATCGCGAGCGCTTCGTGGTCGACGCCACGATCACCTTCACCGGTCACTTCGGGTTCGACGGAGACTGGGCGCTCGTCGCCGTCGCCGACGCCACCTCGACCGACGAGCCGCTCACCTTCCTCCTCGACGACGAGTTCGAGATCGGCGAAGTCGACCTCGCCCGTTGCGACCATTGCGGACGCCGCGCCCGCCGGACTCGCGCCTTCTACATCCGGTCCGCCGCAGGCGAGGTCAAGCAGGTCGGCGGCTCCTGCGCTCACGAGTACCTCGGCGTCAACCTCCTCTCCGCGACGAACCTCTCCTCGACCTTCTCGTGGGACCCCGACAACGAGGGCTACGTCAACCTCTCGGCGAACGGCACCCGCTTCTCGATCGAGAGCGTCCTCGACGCCGCGATCCGCGCGCACACCGCCTTCGGGTTCCGCAAGAACGACAAGGAGTCGAGCGTGATCTCCTCGAAGGAGATCGTCAAGGCGATGGTCACCTTCGCCTTCTGGGACATCACGAAGTACCGCACGCTCGCGAACCAGATCGGATTCGGTCGCGAGGCGCGCGTCACCGTCGCCGAACTCCGCGAGTGGATGCGCGGTCAGGCCGACAAGGGCAACTTCGGCGCGAACCTCGCCGCCGTCGCGAACTCCGACATCGTCCGCGAGGGCGCTCTCGGGATCGCCGCTTACGCGCCCGCCGCCTACGACCGCTGGGTCGAGGAGCAGGCCACCGCCGCGACCGCCGCTCCGGTCCCGACCGGCACCGTCGAGATCGAGGGAACGATCAAGACCGTCAAGTTCGTCGAGGCGTACGGCTCCTACAAGATCAAGGTCGTCTCGGACGCGGGATGGTCGGTCTGGGGAACGCTCCCCCGCGCGATCGACCGCGCCGAGGTCGGCGACCGGGTCCGCTTCACCGCCACCGTCGAGCCCTCGAAGGATGACGCCACCTTCGGATTCTTCAAGCGCCCGAGGAACCCGGAGCGCGTCGCCGCCTGATAGCATCGGCATCCGACACACGGCAGGCCCGTCTCGGAGGAGAGTCATGGCTCCCCGGGACGGGCCGTGTGGCATCCTGACAGGGTGAACGCGACGCCGCCTCCGACCTGTGACCTCTCGACCGTCTGCGGGTGGTGCGGAGGACCGATGCGACCCGAGCACGCGCACTACCGGTGCGACGGGTGCGGAGCCCGAGACTCCTGTTGCGACGGACCGTACTGATGACACACCTCGCCGGTAAGCGCCTGCTGACGCAGAACAGCGAACTCCGTCCGCACGGAATCTGGAACTGGACGATCCCGGCGTGGATCGTCACCCTGAACGACGGCTCACGGTTCAACTGTTGCCCGAACGCTGGACCGTGCGCTCGTGTCTGCTACGCCCGGTTCGGCACCTACCGGTTCCGTAACGTCCTGTCTCGGCATGTCGCTAACGTCGAGTACGTCCTCGACGACCCGGACGGCTGGGCGGCTCGCATGACCGACGAACTCGCCGCTCGCCGGTTCCGCCCGACCGGAACGGCACGAGATCTCGACCACGACCCCGACGATCGAACGATCGCCGACTGGATAGCGGCAGGTGGTCGCGCCGTCCGCGTTCACGACGCCGGGGACTTCTTTGCGTCGTGGTACCTCGACCTCTGGAGCGAGATAGCGGCGTCGGTGCCTGACGTCCTGTTCTACGCCTACACGAAGGAAGTAGAGATGGTGAAGGCGGCGTCGCTCCCGGCGAACCTTCGGATCGTTCTGTCATATGGCGGACGACAGGACGAACTCATCGACAGGGACCGCGACCGTCACGCCGACGTATTCCCGTCCGCGCTCGAACTCGCCGCCGCCGGTTACTACGACCAAGAGGAGAACGACCTGCTCGCTGTTACCGCGCCGACGAACAGGATCGGCATCGTCGCGAACAACCTGCCAGTCGCGATCCGACGGTTCAGCGGTCGCACTATGTCCGGGCTCATCGAGCGCCGTTCAGACTGACCGGCGATGCGCTACCCTGTCGCGTTGTGGAGACCGTTCCGACTGACCCGCTGAGCAAGGCTCGCCCTACATCCACGGACTTCATGGAGATCGGCTCGTCCGGGCTTCATCAGTTCGGCGGCGAGATTCAGCAGGACTTCCTCCGGCAACTCCGAGGTAAGCAGGCTTACGCCAACTACCGGGAGATGGCTGACAACGACCCCGTAGTCGGGGCGATGCTCCACGCTATCGAGATGCTGATCCGCGCTGTCGACTGGTCGGTCGAACCGTCCGACTCCGGCGACGAGCGCTCGATCGCCGAGGCCGAGTTCGTCTCGTCCTGCCTCTCTGACATGAGTACCTCGTGGGCGGACACTCTCGCCGCGATCCTCGGGTTCCTCGTGTACGGCTACTCGTATCACGAGATCGTGTACAAGCGGCGGCAGGGCTACACGAAGGACCCTCGGACACGCTCGAAGTATTCCGACGGGCGCGTCGGATGGAGGAAGATTCCGACCCGTTCACAGGAGACCATCGACCGGTGGGAACTCGACGCGAACGGCGGCATCCGAGGCGCGTACCAGATGGACCCGAACGCCGCGAAGAAGGGCGTCACGTTCCTCCCGATCGAGAAGTGCCTCCTGTTCCGCACGACCTCGAAACTCAACAACCCGCAGGGCCGCTCGATTCTCCGCAACGCCTTCATTCCGTGGTACTACAAGCGCCGCATCCAAGAGATCGAAGCGATCGGTATTGAGCGCGACCTCGCCGGTCTCCCTGTCGCGCTCGTCCCGCCGCAACTCCTCTCGAACGCCGCGACCGCCGAGGAGCGCGCCGCGCTCGACGCCATCAAGCAGATCGTCCGGAACGTCAAGCGCGACGAGCAGGAGGGCATCGTGTTCCCTCTCGCCTACGACCCGGAGACAGGCAACCCGGCGTACGACCTCAAACTCCTCTCGACCGGCGGACGTCGTCAGTTCGACACCGACGCGATCATCGGACGGTACGACCAGCGGATCGCGATGACCGTCCTCGCCGACTTCCTACTCCTCGGTCACGAGAACGTCGGCTCGCAGGCGCTCTCGGTCTCGAAGGTCGACCTGTTCATCCGCTCTCTCGATGCGTTCCTCTCGGAGATCGCCGAGGTGTTCAACAACCACGCGATCCCGCGCCTGATGCGTCTCAACGGTGTCGACGAAGCGATGTCGCCGACGCTGACTTGGTCGACTCCGAAGTCGGTCGACCTCGCCTCGATCGGTTCGTTCATCACCTCGCTCGCTCAGGCAGGCGCGCCGCTGTTCCCGGACGAGAACCTCGAAGGCTACCTGCGCGGTATCGCCGGGCTCCCGGTCGGCGAGGCCGAGGGAGTCTGACCGATGCCCGGCTCGATCCGGGCTCTCCGCCGACAGGCAGACCCGATCAGAGGCGGCGGGCGGATTCCGCTCGTCAAGCGCCGCTCGACCGGGCGACCGCAGTTCCGGACCGCCGGGCTCGACACGCTCTCGACGCAGGAGGAAGCGATCGCGGACGCCGTAGAGCAGGCGTTTCTCTCGATTCAGCCGGAGACCCTGCTAGATTCGCTTGAGTCAGGTGACACCCCCGGTTATGCCGAACGGGTCCTGACTGCGCTCTCGCAGGCTTCTCGGGCCATAGAGGAGGCTCTCCTCGCATCTTTCGTCGCCTCGGGTGAGACGTCGGCGCTCGACCTCGGGCGCGAACTCGCCGCCCAGTACCGGCGCGTCGGGAAGGCAGAGACGCCGTCGCCGTCGACCGTCGCGCTCCGGTTCCGGTTCGACGCTCAGGACCCGCGCGCTACCGAGTGGGCTCGCACCGAGTCGTCCCGGCTTATCACGAATATGGCTCTCTCCGAACAGGAGGTGTTCCGCGCTCTCGTCACGCAGTCGTTCACGGAGGCTCGGACCCCGGGGAGTTCAGCGTCGCTGATCTACGACCGGCTCCAAACGGTCACGCCGACACCGACAGCGCGAGAGTTCGCAGAGACCCTCGGGACGAACCTCAACGGTCTGACGGTCAGGTACGAGCGTGCGGTCGTGAACCGTGTCGCTGATCGAGCAGGCGACCTCGCCGCACGAGGGATCGACGGACAGAAAGCGCTCGACGATCTCCAGCGGACCGGGACGCGGTACGCGACGAAACTACGTCGGGCTCGATCGAGGACGATCGCTCGAACCGAACGGATGATGGCGCACAACCAAGCGCGGCTCCTCTCCTACCAGCAGGCGATCGACACAGGGCTCATGTCGAGAGAGTTCTCCCGGAAGGTCTGGTCGACCGGACCGTTCGACGTCTGCCCGATCTGCGTCGGTATGGCCGGGACCGAGGCGAAGGTCGCCGACCCGTTCACGCTTCCGAACGGCGTACAGGTTCAGGCTCCGCCAGCGCACCCGAACTGCCGCTGTACCCTCTCGACTCGAACAGACACCGACCTGTACGACCCGCCGGTCGCGCTAGGCACCGGTCAACCCGGAGACCCGTTCCGGCTCCAGTTCGTCGAACGACCGAACATCGGCGGCGGGTAGCGTCGGACCGTGGCTATCAACGTCCCGTCATACGTCCGCTCGAACGCGCGTCGTGGGCTCGACCTTCTCCAGTTCGCGGGAGACGGACTCCGCCCGCGCACGATCCGCGAGGCGCGCGCTATGGCGCGAGGAGAGATGACTCCGGACAAGGTACGTCGGATGGCCGCTTGGCTCGCTCGACATCGGACCGATCTCTCGTCCCCGAAGGCGGACGCCTACCTCGAAGGGAAGTCGGATCGACCAACTCCCGGGCAGGTTGCGTGGCTCCTCTGGGGTGGAGACCTCGGACGCTCGAACCGAGACCGCGCTCAGGACTGGGCGGACCGAACTCGGGACCGTCTGATCAACGAGGGAGAACTCTCGAAGGAAGTCTCTGCGGCGGTCCGCGCCGGGCTCGAACGGAAGGTCGAGGACCACAACGAGAAGTACGGCGGGCAGAAGGGGAAGCGCGTGACGCTCCGGATGCTCGCGTCCGTATTCGAGCGCGGCGTCGGCGCGTACAACACGAACCCGGAGTCGGTCCGTCCGAACGTCACCTCGTCCGACCAATGGGCATACGCCCGCGTCAACACCTTCCTCCAAGCGGTACGCACCGGCAGGTTCCCCGGGCGCGCGTTCGACACCGATCTCCTCCCCGAGGGTCACCCGCTCTCGACCCGCGACTAGACACAGCGAGACCGCCGACCCGGGGGGAGGGCCGACGGTCTCACGTTGCTCCGAGGCTCAAGGGGGAGGAGACCCCGGAGCGATCTCTCAGGCGGCGACCATCTCCTCGCGGCGAGCCTCGACGATCGAGGTCGCGTGGTCGACTGCCTTCTGAGCGAGCGACGCGGCGTTCCAGAGGAGCCGGTAGTCGTCCTTGAGGCGACCGACCCAGAACTTGAGGTACTGGGCGTGGTCCGGGCGAGGCGTGTCCGAGATACCGAGAGTCGCGCAGAGCATCGCGGCTCCGAGTTCGGCGACGAGTTCCTCGGCGGCGTAGGCGTCGGCGTCTCCCCACTTCTTAGCCATCTGTCGGTCGAGGCGCGACTCGTGGCCGGTCCAATGGATCAACTCGTGGGCGGCGGTCGCGTAGTACGCCTCGGCGCTGTCGAACGACTCGAACGGCGGGAGCGTGATCGCGTCG